TTTTTAATTTTATCAAACATGCCTTCTTGTGTAGGTTGTTCGCCTGTTTTACCAACTTGCCAATCTTTACCAGTTTCAAAACTTTTTCTTTTGCATAAATTTTGTAATCTAGTAAATTGTTTTTGTTCTCTGGCATCATCAGCATTGAATCCTTCGCCTTTGAACACTTTCCATTTTTTACCATCAATGTAGATAGCAAAATTATTAGGCGGTTCATTTCTCAGTTCATATCTAAGTTGATCTTTTTTGAAATCACTTATTTCTGAAATGATCATTATACTTCCTCTAATCTCTTCATTAGTCTTTCAGCACGGTTAGTAACTTGTCTATACCATTTAGAATCTCTGCCTTCCACTGCGGCACGTTTCCAATCACCTTCTCTGAGAGCGGCACCAAAGTTTTTAAATCCGCTTAGTCTAGTTCTGCCCATGTTGAACATCATGTTTACTAGGATTTCTTGTACTTCTCCTGGCCATTCATTAAACTGATCTCCGTATAGAGCAACACACTCACCAATTGCGGTGTCAAGGTCACGTTCAAAGACTTCTGCCACTCTTTGCTCAGATACGGCAGTCCCAACTGGCTGACCATGTTCTGGATCCCCTTCGATGACCAAATGTCCAACTCCGAATGTTGGTAGTCCGAGGTGGTCGAGGTAAACTTCATTTACTACTCCTTCGTCAATTTTTAACTGTTCGAATACTGCTTCTCGATTCATTGTTGTGTCCTTTTTGAAAATGTTAAACATATGTATGTATTTATCATAACCACAAAAAAAGGGCGAAACAAAGTCGCCCTATATTTGAAAGTATCTTTCTAATTATTTACTAGAAAAAAGATTGATCAAGATTATTGCAACAATAAGTCCCACTAATCCTGAATCTCCCAATCCTTGTACTAATGCTGTTAGATTTCCAACAACATCACCTACAAAAAATGTATTACCGAAAACGATTCCAGTAACAACACCTAATGCAAGTACACTGATTAAGATACTTGTTAGTCCTTTGACAAAGTCAGAGACTAAATTTATTATATTACTCATATTAATACCTCTGTGCTTAATGCACAATTTATATGAACTTATATTATATAAAATTTAGGCACCTTTGTCAACCAAAAAAAAGCACACTCAGTGTGCTTTTTTTATCTTGAAGATCAAGTATTACTTTTCGTTTACGAATGCGTAAAGTTCTTGTGCCGTGTTTATTACCTCATCAGTAGAGATAGCAATAACAGGTGCTCTTTGACCTTTTCGCTCATCTTCTGGAATGCTGTAAAAAGAATGCATGGTTTGTTCTCTGTTATTTTCTAACAGTCCCATCGCCATACCTAGAATATCGGTTCGTAGTTCGAACCCTGATTTATTTGACATTGTTTTCTCCTTGTGTGTCAGTGTGTATGTGCATTATTGCACAATAATATTTATTTCAGTCAAAAAAATGCCCAGTAAAATCTGGGCATTTTAATTTTTTAATTTTCTAGTTGTTATACACTACCTAAATCTGCAACTGAACCGTAATCTTTAACAGTTAGGTTCTCAGTTACAACTAACACTGTTACTGTTGCTGAACCAGCAGAAGCACTACCTGCATCCACAGTACATACTATGTTAGCATTAGAACTGTAAATTTCTTGATAATTGCTGTGGAACTGGAAAGTTTGGCTCATGTCAGCATCGTCAGCAGTGAACAATCTGTCGTCATCACTGCCGTCACCAACTTTGATAGAAGTGCTAGAGTTAGCACTTACCCATGGGCTTGCAACGTCTACAGTAACACTGTACACCAAAGAATTACCAGGTATTTCAAATAGTGTAGTTGTGCCTGTATTGTATTGTACTTCTGTGCTCACATACTGTGCAACTGCACTGGTTGCCGCATCAAATTGACCTTTGGTTATGAATGCATTTGCTACAGTAGCATTAGCACCACGTACTTCAACTAGAGTTGTACCATCGTTGTCAGTGAAACTGAAATAGTCGTCTGTGGTGTTCGTTAAAATTTTAAGACCACGTTTGCCAAATTGTACAAGATTGGCTAGTCCTTTTAACGCAAAATTATTCATTTCTGCCATTTTTGGTTACTCCGTTATATAATCGATTATGTAGAGTTTCTACAAATAATATTTATCTAAAAATGTGAAAAAATAGTCTGCTAATACTTCCATACCTTTTATATTTGGATGATTATCATTGTTACTAATTCTGTGATTTTCTTGCAAGATTGTTTCTAATGGCAACATTTGGTTGTCTATGTTAAAACAATTTTGATCAACTGCGAAATATTGCTGTATGTTTTTTGTAAACAATGTGGTGAAATCATTGCTGTGTATTTGACCCCACAATATTTCACATTTTGGAAAAAAATTTTTGTATTTCTTTATGGTATTTAACGATTCTAATGTTAAAAATTCCAATCCCGACAATGTTTTATTGTTGTGTTGTACATCCAGCACAAAACTTTGAAAATACTTTCTTCCAAGATTTAATCTGTGTGTGCGTTGCACAGTTTCCTGATGTGCCATACTGTCATTGTCTATGCCATATAAACTGAAAAGTTTTCCATCATTGCCAAAAAATGGCACTCGAAGGCTGTGTGTAAATGCAAAAATTATTAAAGGATAGTTATAAGGTGTTTCAAGTTTATTAAACAATTGATATGCTATCTCTGTGTTAGATGCTCCTCCCCTAGATAAATTTTCCACAGGTAGATTTATTTTTTCAGCCAGCAGTTCGGGCCATCTTTCACCGTTTTGCATGTTTCTAATACTGTTGTATCCGTTAGAATAACTATCACCACAAACAATTAAACCATCATATTTCATACAGTTATTTATTGACATAGATCACGATATAGTATATAATACTCGTATGTTTAATCAGTCCATACAACGCATAGGCTTTTGTTGCAAATATCTTGACCCGGATCAAAGTCAAAAACCTAAGATCCTCAAAGAGATACAGCAACAATACACTGAAAAGGTCACCACTGTGGCTTGGTGTAATAGACAAGATGTAAAAGTTGCAGAACAACGCATGTTGGATCTTGTGACACATAACATGCAGAGTGCATACAATCTTGTTAAATATGTAAGTAGCCTACCGGAAAATAGGAGAATGGTTCGATTGGGTAGCAATCAAATACCTATGGCTACCGAACCTACATGGCGTTATGTTTTTGAAGATCCTACAGTGGTTCGAGAACTCGAAAAAGGATTCGGTCGAGTCGGCGATCTTGCTCGTGAACTGGATGTTCGTATTAGTTTTCATCCTGGTCAGTTTTGTGTTCTTGCATCGGATAAGCCAGATGTAGTTGAACGCAGTATTGATGAATTTGAGTATCATGTGAATATGGCTCGTTGGATGGGCTATGGCAAACAATTCCAAGATATGAAGATAAATGTACACATATCAGGTAGACAAGGTGCCCAAGGCATCATTGATGTGTTACCTAAATTATCACCCGAAGCCCGAAACACTATCACTATTGAGAACGATGAAATGTGTTGGGGATTGGATGAGTCACTAAAACTAAAAGATCATCTAGCATTAGTGTTAGATATACACCACCACTGGATCAGAGATGAAGAATACATACAACCCGAGGATGACAGAGTTAAAGCGGTTATCGACAGTTGGCGTGGAGTTCGCCCTGCTATGCATTACAGTTACAGTCGTGACGAGCATTTACCTACTGGTGATGATACCCACACTGGCTTGCATGATATTGTGGAATTACTTGAAGCGGGTCATAAGAAACAAAAACTAAGAGCACATTCAGATTACTATCCCAATGAAGATACAAACCTATGGGCCCTAAGTTTCTTTGATAAGTTTGATATACAGTGTGAGGCAAAAGCAAAAAACCTAGCCAGCGAACAACTGTATAATCTGTATGTAAAACACAAACGTGACTCCGGAGTCTGTGTTGCCTGATTGGGGAACTCCGAGTTCCTCTTCTATCTATCACATCTTGATGAGCGGTGAAATTAATTACTGTCAACTGGTTCAATACCAATCAGTTAATAATATTTACAAATAAACTAAAAAATGTCATCAAAAAGGGTAAATTTTAGTAAATAATGGTGTTAAAGGAGTATTATATTGACTTATGTTGTTAAAAGCGAATGTGTAGACTGTAAACACACCACATGTGTTAAAGTATGCCCTGTAGACTGTTTCTATGAAGGTGAAAACACATTGGTTATAGATCCAGATGTATGTATTGATTGTGCAATCTGTGAACCAGAATGCCCAGTAAATGCCATTGTGAGTGATAGAAAACTGGCACCAGAAGAACACCATTGGCTAGATTTTAACAAAGAAATGAGCAAAGTTTGGCCCAACATACGCAAAGTAAAAGATCCCATGCCTGGTTACGAAGATATCAATTACAGCAAACAAGAAGCATGGGAAAAAGTTTCTAGGATTCCTTTCAAAGAAATTACATAAATATCTTTACACAAATTACTTGACAAACACACTGTTTTTTATTATAATATACAAT